TTCATTGCATTCTGAAATCATAGTTTTCAACTCTTCGCTTGTTTCTAATTCTTCTTTTGTTACATAATCGCCCTTAGTCACCATTTCTGTCAACTCAGCAATTTTAACCTGTTTTTCAGTCTCGGCTTTTTCAGCTTCAATAACTTCAATTTTCTCTTTGTAAGGCTTTAATTCTTCAACTTGAGAAGTTAGAGTTTCTAAACTTTCAGTAGCTTTAACTAATTTTTCCTCTGCATCTGATTTCTCTGCTTTTAAAGTATCTAAAGTCTCAGTTAATTCAGCAATTACATTTTCTCTGTCAACTTTCTCGTACTCCTTAAGCTTATCTAAAGCCTCAGATAGTTTGGATTCTAATTCTTTAATTCTTTCATCCATACTTTCGTCCTTTCTTTGATTGCTCTCAGAGTCGCTAGTATTGACCTGAGATTGTTCCTGTTTATTTATAGTTTCATCACTTTGTGATGTCGCCAGTCTCTTTAAATCCTCTGCATACGCAATCATGATTTCGTTTGTTGTCGAGATCTCTGTAGTCTTTGCCGTATCTCCGTAAGCACCTTCTACTTTTGAGCCTAGACCACAGTTACCTGTAAATCTCCATGAGTTTGTGCTTCTAGGATTTGGTATAGCAGATATTACTGTAGATTCTGATTTTATGTTGTTGGGTATAAGTTCCCAACTAGTTTGCAACTCTCCACTTTTATGTAGCCTCTGTACGATACTCGCTACTGTTGGAAATCTATCTTTCCACAGCCTCATTCGGTACACCATGCATGGCAATTCCACTTCTTCTTCTCCAAACATAGTCTTAACCATTCTGTTTTCAACCCATACTTTTTCATGTACTCCATACGCGCTTGTATCAAATTTGATTTCATCAGTCATCCAATCACGATAGGCTTCATGACCCATTAGGTCTGGAGTGTCTTCGTGATTGTATCCCCATTTTGCAACAAACGGTTGACCGACTAAACTTTGCACACTAGATTCAAAATCCTCTCCATCACTTTTTAGCATAAAGCCATTCATGTTAAAGTCGTCGCAGTATCCCAAAGTCCCTTCAACAAATAAATCTAAGCCATCTTCCGACTCTGATATCTGTATATCATTTTTAGATGATATAATTATTCTATCTTTTTTCTTACTCAAACGTATCACCACCTCTTATTTATTCTATCCAAACTCATAATTTTTGACTCTATTTACCGAAGCTTTTTCAGTTGAGTCTTCGTTATAAGGATTGATATTAATTAATTTTCCACTAATACTCACCTTTACAGAATATCTTTTTCTGTCTATCATAACGAGATAAGTATAAGAGGTTTCATTGCTCGCTACTAATTTAAACACCATCAGCCTCTTTTCTTTTATAATACTCTATTCTTTCCAATGTTTCTTTATTTATATCTGAGAAGCATTCGGTACTGCCTCCCCACTTTTCTTTTAGCGTAATCTCGTTTTCGTCATTCATAGATTGGAGTTCTTTTTCAATAAATGTTCCATCATATGCATTTGTTTGAATTAAGTCTATGATTTGCACACTGAAGCCAGATTCCCTTGATATCTTGTAAAATCTCTTTTCTGTGTCCTTTGTTATTCCTATTTTAAATATAGACTCATCTTCTTTTGATAATGATAAAATATAAACAAAACATTTTATATCAAGCCAATCATTCTTATTTCTATTGGCTACAGTTGGATTGTACATTCCGAACGCACTTTCATTTGCACAGTCTGGGCAACCGCAACCAGCTAAATGGGAACTTGGCAAAGTCCACCATCCACCATGACCTTGTTTCTTACACTTAATAAAAACTTTCTTCCTGTTATCTATATATCTTACCAATTCGTAATCATATCTGTCCCCGTGAACATCAATTGCGTTATTTTTATAATACTCATCCTTGTCTAATGCAGACAATATGGTTGGATGATTTCCGCGCAATAAACTATTTGGAGAAACTCTACAATTTCCGTATTTTGTTTTTACTACGGTCTCTTTTCGACTTGAAACGTAGTCACCAACAAGTTCTAGAACCTCATTGAATATTTCTGGTTGTCTATCCTTTAGAGTATTGATGAAATATTCATTCTTATTTAATGCATTTTCTATTGTTATGCAGTCTCCTCGCAAAAGGCTATTCGGAACAACACTACACTTTCCATATTTTGTCTGTACTATCATTCGCTTCTCGTTAGCCCTATAATTGTCAATGAATTTTAATATGCTATTAAATATTTCCGGCTGATCTATCTTAAGTCTTTTAATAAAAAAGTCGTGTGGTTCAATTGCACTTCTTATACTAACATTCTTAATATTAAATAGACTCTTAGGTCTTACCAAACATTTTCCGTACTTCGTGTCCACAATTATCTTTACACTGCCTCCACTATACTTGTCTACAAATGATATTTTTTGCAATATCTGATCGTTACTGTTTTTTATCTCATCAACAAATTCTTCGTGTGTTTTTCTTTTACTCATTTATATTCCCCCTTAAATAAATTCCCCTTATTATAAAAACAAGAGCGCAACAACTTAAGGGGTGTTGTTTTCGGAATCGGTAGCCACTCCTATCCTAGCACTCTTTTATTTATAAGCTTATCGTTATATACTTTTATATACACTATTACTCTTCTTTTCTAATTTCATCATTTGTTTGTTGCTGAGGAGTTTTCGACTGTTTATCTTTATTATCCGTACCATCGTTACCTTCATACACATAATCCTCCTCGCCCTTTGCAGAGAAAGTAAATGCTGTTTGTCTAGCATAGAATACTTCCTTATCTAAGTTTTCTTCGTTCTCAGATTCTCTTTTTTCTTTTTCTGATTCATAATCCATGCCCATTAATTCATACGTAGATCTATACGATGCACCATATTTATTAAATAAACTATCTGCAAGTTGAATCCTAATACTCAAGTTCATGATTTCAGAATCGAGAACCTCGATTGTAGGTGCATATTCAATTGGCAACCCAGCTTCATTCAGAATATATTTATACCACTTGTTTATATTGTTTGATAATTGTTTTGCTATCTTATCAATTTCTTTCATTAGTTCATTAAGTGACATTTGAGCTGTAGCTGTACCAGTTTTTGAATCTCCATTTAAGAAGGTGATTCCCAATGCAGACAGAACTTTACTTCTATAATAATTAAGTGCATTTGAATGCTCTGACGATTGTTTTGGCTCAACATATTTTACATCTTCAACCCAAGGTGCTCCAGTATAAACTACAATTTCACCTTTCCAAGCTTTAACAAATTCATTATGAGAATGGATCGTTGGAGCTAAATCCATATCTTCACCTTTTTCTCCTAATAATTTATCTGATATCTTTTGGAATATAATCTTCTTTCCTCTAGCTTTAGAATCCATCGTATCACTTTTCTCTTGCACTTCTAGTTTAAGTGCTGGATTTAATGCTTTGAAAATTGGAGACACTCCATATCTTTTACCACGATTATTAGTTCTTATTACAGCAGTTAGATCAGTGTTTAATGTAACTGTTGGCTTTCTTTCCAGATAAGCTCTATAAATTTCAGTTGAAAAATTTTCTCTTATTTCATCTTCCATATCAGGAAACATTCTAAGATCAAAAGTCGTTAGTGAATTCGTTGAAAATGGACTAATTAATGTTTGTCCAGTCATTCTACCCAGTAAATCTGGTAAACTAAATACTACAACAGGTTCGTTATTTACCTTATAAGATGAATATTGAACCATTCCTAACGGATATCTATCTACTTGATATGTATCGTATTTTGTTTTTCTTAGATATAACATTCTATTTCCGTTTGCATATGCATATGGTATGGTCTCTATGATTAATTCTTCCAACTCAATTTGCTTGTTGAATTCATCTATTATATCTTTTACTTTCTTTAGTTTTATTTCTTTGTTTCTACCTTCTACTTTTGGATAGGATAGCTGAAAATCTGCATTTGTATTTGCTTCTATGATTTCATATACCCTACCTATGATATCATCTTTGTTTAGATAAAGGTCAATATAACTATTAATTTGCTGGACTTTTTCGATATTGTCCTGTGGTAAA